CCGCCTCACCCCCTCCCCGCGTACCCGGGCGCCCATTTCCAGAGCGTGTCAGTTGCCGCAAGTTTCGGATCGGGCATCGTGAACCCGCCGAAGCCAACCGCGTTGAAGGTCCTTCACGGGACCGACCGGAAGGACCGTGCCAACCCCGCCGAGCCCAAGCCGGCACGCGGTGCCGAGAGGCCTCCGTACCTCAGCACGGCCGCAGCGGCTGAATGGGACCGTCTGGCGCCGATGCTCGAGCGCCTGGGACTCTTGCGCGAGACCGACGCCCTCGCCCTCGAGGACCTGTGTGAGACGACGGTTCGCTGGCGGATGCTGCGCCGCAAGCGGGACTTCCGAGCCGCCGTGGCGTCCGACCGCGCCCGAGAGCACATGCTCAAGCTGCTCATGCAGTTCGGGATGACCCCCTCCGCGGCAACGCGCGTGACGGCGACGGTCAAGGGCGAAGCGGATCCGCTGGAAGCGTGGGCCGCGCAGTGACCATCTCGACCCTCGCCCCGCGCGCCCGTCGCCGGATGCAGCCTCCCCCACCGCCCGATCCGATCACGCAGTACGCGCTCGACGTCGTGGCCGGTCGGATCGTGGCCGGCAAGTACGTCCGCAAGGCGTGCGAGCGTCACCTGGCGGACCTCGCCGGCGGTGCTGAGCGCGGCCTGTACTTCGACGCGGCGGCGGGGATGAAGGCGGTCGGGTTCTTCGGGCTCCTCCGCCACTACAAGGGCGACCTGGGCAAGGAGGACGGCGGCCGCGGCGCGTTCGTCCACCTCGAGGCGTGGCAGATCTTCATCGTCGGCTGTGCCTTCGGGTGGAAGCGGATCGTCGATGGGATGCGTCGCTTCCGGCGGATCTACGTCGAGGTCGGAAAGAAGAACGGCAAGACGCTCATGGGAGCGGGGATCATGCTGCTGCTCGCCTTCTTCGACGGTGAGCCGGGCGCCGAGTGCTACAGCATCGCGACCAAGGAAGACCAGGCCAAGCTCTCGTGGAACGACGGGGCCCAGTTCGTCGCCAAGAACCGCTCGATCGCCAACCGCGTCCGCAAGGTCGGCAAGCGACTTGTCAACGAGGCGTCGGCGTCCTTCTGGACACCGCTCGGGCGCGACTCCGACATCGGGGATCAGGGCATCAACCCGCACGGTGTCCTCGTCGACGAGCTCCACGTCCTCGACAGCCAGGACCCGATCGATAACGCCGAGACAGCCACCGCGGCGCGATCCCAGCCGATGATCGTCTTCATCACGACCGCCGGCGTGAAGCGCGAGTCCGTCTGGGCGAACATGCGCGCTGACGCCGTCGCCGTGGTCGAGGGTCGAGCCACCGACGACACCTCGCTCGTCCTGATCTACACCTTGGATGAGGGGGACGACCCGTTCGACGAGGCCGTGTGGCCGAAGGCCAACCCGAACCTTGGCGTGAGCGTGCGGCTCGACAGCCTGCGCGACCAAGCCGAGCAGGCGAAGCGGTCGCCGGCGAAACTCGCGCCGTTCCTGCGGTTCCGGATGAACGTGCCGACCGCGGTTGCGACCAAGGCGATCGACATTGACCTCTGGGATCGCTGGGTCGACGCGGACGGCACCGTGCGCCAGCAGATCGAGTACCAGCCCGCCCCGGCGGCCGGTGCCGGCTGCTACGGCGGCCTGGACCTCGCGTCGGTGCGCGACCTGACGGCGTTCATCCTCCTGTTCATGGCAGAGGACGGGCTGTATGACGCGCTGTGCTGGTTCTGGTGTCCGGAGGATGGTGTCCACGAGCGGTCGCAGCGAGACGGCGTGCCCTACGAGGACTGGGTCCGTGACGGCTTCCTGATCGCGACGCCCGGCAACGTGACCGACTACGCGTTCGTCAAAGCCCTGATCCTCTCGCAGGCCGAGGCGTTCGCCATCGGCGAGATCGGGTATGACCGCTGGAACGCGACGCAGCTCGCCGTGGAGCTCGTGCAGGACGGGGCCCCGATGATCGCGGTGCCGCAGACGCACGCCGGCCTCGGCCCGGCCTGGCGCGAGCTCGACAAGATCATCCTCCAGGGCCGGCTGCGCCACGGCGGCAACCCGATCCTGCGCTGGATGGCCGGTAACGTCGAGGTCGAGACCGACTCCTCCGGCAACCAGAAGCCGTCCAAGGTCCACTCCGCGGAGCGCATCGACGGCATGGTGTCGCTCGACATGAGCCTCGGGCGCTGGATGGCCAACGGCGGCGCGCCGGCCATCTGGACGGCTGCCTGATGACCCGCAACACCGTCGTCGGGCTGCTCGTCGTGGCCCTCTTCTTCCTGTCCGGTTTCGTGCTGAGGGGTTGCCTGTGAACAGCGTGATGGCGACCGTCGCGCGCCCGTTTGCGATGGCGGCCTCCGGGCTCGCCTCTATCGGCTCGGCGACCATGCGCTTCATGGGCGGGGCGCAGTACAGCGTCGGCATCCTCCTGGGCCGCACGAGGATCAACTACGCGACCGAGATCGGCGACCCCGCCAAGAACCCGATCGTCGTCGCGGTGGTGGGGTGGATCGCCCGCAACTTCCCGGAGGCTCCGGTGCGCGTCCGCCGCCTCCACGAAGACGGAACCGCCGACACGATCCTGGCGGGCCCGACTGGGCCGGGCGCCATGCTGCGTCTGCTCGAGCGGCCCAACCCGTACTACTCCGGCGTCCTCCAGTGGATCGCCACGATCATCGACCTCAAGTGCCGCGGCGACGCGTACTGGGTCAAGATCCGCAACGGACCCTCCCAGACCGACCGCGTGCTCGAGCTGTGGTGGGTCCCGTGGTTCATGATCCGCCCGTACTGGGAACCGGGATCTGGGCGGTTCATCGATTACTACATCTACACCGTCGACGGCGTCCAGTACCGGGTCGAGACGTTCAACGTCGTCCACTTCCGCGACGGCATCGATCCGCTCAACACGCGCCGCGGACTGTCGCCGCTCGCCTCGCTGTTCCGCGAGATCTTCACCGACGACGAGGCCGCGAACTTCACCGCCGTCCTGCTCAAGAACTTCGCGGTCCCGGGCGTCATCCTCGCGCCGTCGAACACCGGCGGGGTGGGCCCGAAGGCCGACCCGGAAGCGGTCAAGAAGAAGTACCAGGAGACGTTCGGGGGCGACGAACGCGGGAACGTCATGGCGCTCTCGGCGCCGACCGACATCAAGATCCTGTCGTGGAGTCCCGAGCAGCTCAACCTCAAGGCGCTCCGGCGGATTCCGGAGGAGCGCGTCTCTGCCGTCCTGGGCGTCCCAGCCAGCGTCGCCAACCTCGGCGCCGGGCTCGATCAGAACGCGTTCACCAGCTACACCGAGGCACGACGGGCTGCGTACCAGGAGGCCATCGTCCCGACGCAGCGCCTGGCCGCGGCCGAGATCGAGGTCCAGCTGCTCCCAGATTGGGCCGACATCGAAGCCGACCCTCTCGACGTCGACTTCGACACGTCCAAGGCGTCCGCCCTCCAGGAGGCGCTCGATGCCGTCTGGAAGCGCAACGAGTCTGCGGCGACGAAGGGGCTCATCACCCGCGCAACGTTCAAGCAGGCGACGGGGCAGCCGGTCAAGCCCGAGGACGACGTCTACATCATGCCCAACAACTACGTCGCCACGGCATCGCGTGCCGCGAACGCGGCCCCGGGGCCATCCGGAGACCCCCGGTTGCTCTTGCCGGGCGCCCGTGGCGAGGGCGCCGAGGTCCGGTGCTCCAACGCCGAGTGCGGGAAGTTGCTAGCCGAGGCCGCGTCGCCGCCGTACCGGATGACGTGTCGGCACTGCAAGACGGTCACGGCGGCGGAGGGCGTTGCCGCATGACTGCCAACGTCCGACCGATCCCGAACGCCCAGATCGCCGTTTCGGATGAGACGGGCGAACTCGGCGTCGCGCGTGAACTACGCTTCGGCTCGGGGCAGGTTGTTGTCGCGGCTGGCGTGGCCGACGTGTCGGCCGGCCTTCAGGGACCAACCGGGCCGCAGGGAACGGCGGGCGCCCAGGGCCCGCAGGGAACCGCCGGGGCTCAGGGAACGCAGGGCACGACTGGCGCTACCGGGCCACAAGGAACCACTGGCGCCACAGGTGCCCAAGGAACGTGGGGAACCCAGGGGACTGGCGGTCCCGAAGGACCGCAGGGCACCACCGGCC